GATTTGTCTAAATACGAGCAGGAAGATAACACAAAGGGATCACAGACTCTGGCCTGCGCGGCCGACGGCTGTGAGATCGTCGACTTAAACTAAGGAGCCACCTATGTATGAAAATATGACGATCGTTCAATACGACCGAGGAAGCTTAGGTGAGTTCATCTGTCTTTCACTGTATAAGAAGTACTTCAACGTAGATCTTTACGACTCAAAAAGACAAGGAGGATTAGGTTGGTTTTTTATGAGGCATGATTTAACATTAGATTGTCTTCTTTATGATTATCATAGACCTAATATAGAGTCAGTTGATTTACAAAGAGCTATATTTGGTACGTGCGTCTATGAAGAGATTCTTGCAAAGAACTATGAAGAAGCTCGAAAAATAACGCATGCTATGATTAACTATAGAAAAACCAACCAAAATACACATCCAGGAGAAGTAATAATTATGGATCTTGGTGATCCGGATTATAGTTACAATAAAGAAAATAAAATTTTAACAAGATTACATGTTTTCGATGATATAAACATGAGTGAAGTTTTTCCTGGTGCAGAGATTGTAAACGTTTATTGTCCACCGGAAAAAAGATGGATATTTAAGTTTTTATTCATGTATAAAAAGCATCGCGATTCTGTGCAAAATAATAAGCAAAGAACTATTAACGGTATAGATGAATTTTGGAACTTTAACTGGGTAAGAAATTTAGAATATAAAGAGGGTTACAACAACATTAATGTCTATGATATGTTCCTAGGAAAAACTAATGATTTATTAGATCAAAATTATTCTTCACAACTTCTAGATAATTTTGAAGCAAACAAAGCTATGCTTGAACTCTTTAACCTTGATTATAAAAGAAACAACGTAACCAGTGATGAGCTTCTTCCCATAGTAAAAAATATTTGGAATCAATTCATTTAAGGAGACTATCATGGACATCAATAACATTGTAACCATTCTTTCTGAGCTCGTTAAAGATGAGAACACTCGCAAAGAAATCTATGCTAAGATCCTTGAGGAGTCCGATGAGTACGACCTTGAAGACGTTGAGCTCGGCATCGACGACGCTTTCGACGAAGTCTACGAGGAGATAGCTGAGGAAGAAGACGAAGAAGAGTTCGAGGAAGACGAAGACTACGAAGACGACGATGAAGACGATTCGTCAGAGTGGGATGACTTCGGTGATTCTGACAAGGAATGAGAATTGTCGGAATTGACTACAGTCTTACTAGCCCTTGTGTTTGTATCGCCGGGACTGCTGGGTTCAGTTTTACTGGTTGTAGATTTTATTACCTTACTGCGAAAGAAAGACTCTGCCTAGACGTCAACAACATTCAGGGCGATCTTCATACGGAATACTTGTCGAATGAGCAGAGGTACTACAACATAGCAGATTGGGTATTGACAAAGCTTGAGGAAGGCGATATTATATATTTAGAGGGTTACTCGATGGGGTCCACCGGAATGGTGTTCAACATCGCGGAGAACGCAGGACTACTGAAGCACTACCTTTGGAAAAAGGGATTTGAGTATAACACGGTCCCACCCACGGTGGTGAAGAAGTTCGCGACCGGCAAAGGAAACGCGAATAAAGAGAAGCTCCAAGAAGCCTTCATCGGTGAGACTGGGGTTGACTTAAAGAAGATGTTGGATATGACTGAGAAGCAATGGAACCCGTCGTCCGACATCGTAGACGCCTACTACATTTGTAAATATGGATTTGAACAGGAGACAAACGATGTGGAATTGGATTAAAGAATTCTTCTTCGGCATTGAGACTAAAGTTGAAGCTGAAGTTAAAAAAGTAGAAGAAGAAGTAAAGACCGTCAAGCGTAAAGTCAAAGAAAAGCTCGACGTAAACAAAGACGGCAACGTCAACGTTGAAGACGTCAAAGAAGTCGTTAAGAAAGCGACTCGGAAGAAGAAGTGACCACAAAAAGCGGCATACAGATATTCCTCGACGGAAACCTTCCGGTGATCGTCGGGGAGTGCCCTAAGTGTAAGAACGGAGATCGCGGAATGGTGCTCGTCGACTACGTTCACAACCCAGTGAATGAGCATCGAAGCACGGTCTATATGAAGTGCATCTCGTGTTTGGCCGTATATCAAACGAACGTCGGTGAAGTGGCGGAGGATTAAAGATGGGTAAGAAGACTAAAAGAAAAACGTACACCTCGAAAGGCGGCGCGCCGAGCGTCAACGCCAAGACGGTTAAAGCCATGCGCTCGGATAAAACCTACGCCGATCATATGCTCGATAAGCTTAATCATTGGTCGCGCGGTAAGCGGGTCATGGTGACGATTCCCAACCCAAACAAGAACGAAACCAACAAGCGATTCATACGCGTCGAGAGCACACACCCAGCTGCTTTCGGTCCTTGGAAGCGCGAAGATAAAAGACTCAACAATGATTGATGTATACGGAAAAGAGGGCTGCAACTACTGCAGCCTCGCACAGATGCTTCTCAACCAGAAGCAGATACCCTACAACTACATTCAGCTCGGCGTCGACATAACGGTGCCGGAATTTCAAGAGAAGTTTCCGGGCCAGAAGACCGTGCCGGTAGTTGTAGCCCACGGGATGAAGGTCGGTGGATACACGGACTTAGTTGGTTACCTTGAAGAAACAAGCGGTGGATACGCAGATGACATCTAAGCAAGAGATTATGAAAGCCCTCACAGAGAGGGTCGTGACTGTGAAGTTTAAGAAAGTAAACGGCGAGGAGCGCACGATGAAGTGCACCCTCCTCGACTCAATAGTTCCAAAGATCCACAACACCACCGATAAGATAGAGAAGGAGCGCAGGGACAACCCAGACGTTGTCGCCGCGTGGGACGTTGATAAACAGGGCTGGCGATCTTTTAGGATCGACTCGATTATAGAAATAAATAAATAATCCGTAATGGAATTGACAGTCGCACGGCACCGTGTGTCAATATATTGACAAGCAAAAAAAACTTTTTTTGATATATAAAAATAAAAGCAAAAAAAGAGAGCGAGATGCCCGACTTCATTTCAACGCCCCTGATGGCGAAACTATTATCAGGTCTCGGTGGTCTAATTGGTGGAGCAGCTTTCATGGCTTTCTACAGACCGAGAAATGTATGGGACGCGGCCATACGCTCCGGATTAAGCGTGACATCGGCCATTGTTTTTTCTCCACTGATCATCGATCGCTTTCAAATAGCGAACTCAATGGACAACCAAGTCGCCCTGTCGGTTGGCTTAGGATTTGTTTCATGGAGCATACTTTCGCTAGTGGCTAGGTTCTTGATCAAGATCCAAGACGAGAAAGTCAACATAAAGCTTCCCAGCATTCTCGAACAAACGAAGTAGCAACTACAGGATTTTATTATGAAAGAAGTGAATGAGTTAAACGTGAACGCTAGGGGTGGTACGGAGCTCATGCAGGAGCGCTTGCATGGTACGTTGCCGGCTGAACTGCTCGAGAAGTTTCAGATCATTCCTTCTAGGGTACGTGAGATCGACCCAGACAAGAAAGCCATCCTTTGGCTACACGACCTACCCAACGATCCTGAGTCTCAGCACCTCAAAGACCCTGAGTCGAGGAAGAGGTTCTCAAAGATCGTCGCGGTCTCCAACTGGCAGCTTCAGCTGTACAACCTTATGCTCGGTGTTCCATACAGCGAGTGCACGGTGATCAGGAACGGCATCACACCTATAGACATCGAGGAGAAAGAATTCGATGGCACTGTGCGGCTCATCTATCACACCACACCTCACCGAGGACTTGAAATCCTCGTCCCAGTTTTTGAAAGGCTTTGTGAGCGGCATGACAACGTCGTATTGGACGTGTTCTCAAGCTTTAGCATATATGGCTGGAGCCAGCGTGATGCTCCCTATGAACACCTTTTTGAACGCTGTAGAAATCACCCAAAGATTAACTATCATGGAGCCGTCTCTAATGAACGCATTAGAGAGGAGCTCAAGCGATCTCACGTCTTCGCTTATCCAAGCATTTGGCCCGAAACATCCTGTCTCGCGGCTATTGAGGCGATGAGCGCAAAGAACATGGTGGTCTGTCCAAACTACGCGGCGCTGCCTGAGACTACCGCAGGCATCTCACCGATGTATGACTGGAACGAAAACCCAGTTGAGCACGCTGGAATCTTTTACCACGTTCTTGAGTCCGTTGTGCAAAACATAAAAGAAAACGGCCCAAACGAGAACCGTCTGGGCTTTCAGAAAGCGTATGTTGATAACCTCTTTAACTGGGAAGAGGTCATCTCTAAGCAGTGGGAACACCTGCTCAGGCAGCTTGCCTGAGCCAGTACTTGTGGTATTCGACTAGAGTGTCGACGACCTTAGGCTCAAGCGGGCCGTTGCTCACGAGCCCCTCGACGTAGCAGTCGAGATCTAGACTACGAGAGTCACAGAACTCGACCACCAGCGACCCGAGCCTCTCGGGGATTCAGCCTACCAAGTTGGCGGCGCGCTTAGCAGCAACCGACTTGATGACTTCAAGGTTCTTAGCCTTGATCGCCTTGATGCGGGCAGCAGCCACCTTGGTCAAGTTGTCGGCCTGAGTCTTACGCTCGGCCTTGGGCTTAGCGACCTTGTTGGCCTTGGCCTTCGCCATCGGGACGACCGAAGTCACTGCACCGAAGACGCGACGGAAGTCAGCAGGCGAAGCCTCGAACACGGTGTACGACTTGTTGCGCTTAGCGAGCTGAAGCGAAAGCTTGTCGAAGATCGTGGACACGATAGCTTCGTGCATCTTGGCCGAAGCGCCTGAGCCTACGATAACGCGACCAGACTTGTAGTTGAACTCGATCTTGCCCCAGTTCTGGGTCTTGATGAAGAGGACTGAGTTGCCCTGCTTTTGGATGTCACCGAGGTCCGAGTTGGACTTGATGAAAGCTGCTGTGTCGAAAGTCACTTTTGAATTAGCCATGA